AATTGCTGAGGATTACCATGAAGAACTAATTAAGACTGACCCTAAGTCTAAACATCTTAGAATGAACTTCCCTTGGGAAGAAGAGATGGATGACCAAGGTAACGTAACTGGTAATTACTTATTTAAGTTTAAACAGAAAGCAAATATTACAGGTAAAGACGGCTCAAGCTATTCAATGAACGTTGCATTGTTTGATGCTAAGAGAAACCCTTCCAGCTCACTCGTTGGTGGTGGTTCTGAAATAAAAGTAGCGGCCACAGTTTGGCCATACAAAATGAACTCAACGAAAACTGTTGGGTTAAGTCTAAAACCTACAGCCGTTCAAATCATTAACCTCGTTTCAGTAGGTGGTGGTTCTGCGGCTTCAATGTTCAACGATGAAGATGGCTTTGTTGAAGATATCAAAACACCAAGTGAAGTTTATGTAGACGACACTGCGGAAGCTTGCGATTTTTAGTCAGAGCAAGATTAGACAAAACGCAATCAAACATGGGTGGAGGTCAGGACTTGAAGAAGCAATAGCGTCTGACCTCAAATCCCAAGGTGTTCCCTACGAATACGAATGTCATACTCTTAAAGTGGAAGTCCCATCACGTACCTCAAAATATACGCCAGACTTCTACATAACAACTCGCACTGGAAAGATAATTATAGTCGAGAGTAAAGGTCGTTTCTTAACTGCCAATCGTCAACAAATGATTAGAGTTAAAGAACAACACCCAGAGTTAGACATTCGATTTGTGTTTAGTAATTCGAAAACAAAAATCTCAAAGAAATCAAAAACGAGTTACGGAATGTGGTGTGAGAAACACGGCTTTCCGTATTCTAACAAACTTATCCCAAAGGATTGGATAAATGAATAAAGACCAAGTGAAACACCTAGTGGTACACTGCGCATACACCCCATCTAACATGGACATCGGAGCTGACGATATTGACCGATGGCATAAAGAAAAAGGCTGGAGTGGATGTGGATACCATCAAGTAATTAGACGAAATGGTGACGTTGAAGATGGGCGACCTATGAATAAAGCAGGAGCGCATGTCAGAGGCATTAACAGAGTGTCTATCGGAATTTGTTTAGCTGGTGGAATGAACGAGGCCAAAGATGGGCCAGAGTTCAATCATACAGAAGAACAAATGGAAGCATTAAGAACACTCCTAGATGAACTGCTCGAAGAGTATCCCAATGCTGACGTTAAAGGGCATTATCAGTTCTCGACAGTAAAGACCTGTCCAAACTTTGATGCCGCCAAATGGTATGAGACTAACAAGATAGAACATACCTATTAAACCAGAGAGCCAGCCCCAAGTGGGTTGGCTTTTCGCTTTTTAGCAACCTAACTTATAGGATTTATAAATGACACAGACAAGAATAGTAGAAGACCACCTCAATACTTACGGTTCAATTAGCCCACTAGAAGCCCAGAGCAATTATAATATCTGGCGACTGGCGGCTGTTATTAAGAAGCTGAGATATCGAGGTCACTCCATTAACACTAGAATGAAGGTAGCACCTTCTGGAGCTAAGTACGCAGAATATGCTTTCGGAAGTTGAGAGCGAGTTCCTTTACCACGAACCCTGCCCCGATTGTGGTTCCTCTGATGCGAGAGCAGTGTACTCAAATTTTAGTACATATTGCTTCTCGTGTCAGGCGTACTCAAACACAGATATAAAGGTGACCCCTAAAATGCCTAGTGATTTAATTGAGTATGGTGAAGCTATTGCTTTGCCCAAAAGAAATCTACATGAACAGACCTGCAAGAAATATGATTATACGATTAGTAATTATAGAAATAACCCTGTTCAAGTAGCACAGTATAGAGACCAGTCTGGTAAAGTAGTTGCCCAGAAAATTAGAGGTGCAAATAAAACATTCTCTTTCATAGGCGACACAAAAAACATCCAACTCTACGGACAGCATCTTTGGAAACCTTCTGATAAAATATCATTAGTAATTTGTGAGGGTGAAATTGATACCCTCTCTATGGCACAAGTTAACCAGCTAAAATTTCCAGTTGTCGGCATTCCCAATGGGTGTGCTGGTGCGGCTAAAGCTATCGCAAGGAACCTTGAGTTCGTAGAGGGCTTTAAAAAAGTCGTCATCATGTTTGATAACGATGTTGCAGGTAATATTGCGGCATTGGAAATTGCCCAGCTACTATCCCCATCGAAAGCTCACATCGCCAAGCTACCACTTAAAGATGTCAACGAGATGCTCGTGGCCAATCGTCAGAAAGACCTAGTGCAATGCATGTGGGATGCTCAACCTTACAGACCAGATGGAATAATTTCTGGCACTGAACTTTGGGAAGATATTATTTCTGATAATGATGCTGAAACAATCCAGTACCCTTGGCCAAATCTAAATATCAAAACTCATGGGATGCGTAGAGGTGAATTAATAACTCTATGTGCTGGCTCTGGCGTTGGTAAATCTCAAGTGTGCAAAGAGATAGCACTGTCACTTTTAGCTAAAGGAACCACGGTTGGATACATAGCTCTTGAAGAGAATACGACCCGTACCGCTTTAGGCATAATGGGCATCGATATTGGCAAGCCTCTACACATTAATAAAGAAGGGGTAACTGAGGATGAACTACGAAACTCTTTTATCAACACAGTCGGAAATGGTCGTTGTTACCTATACGATCATTTTGGTTCTCTTGCTTCTGACAATCTCCTCTCCAAAATAAGATACCTAGCCAAGGGCTGTGGTGTTGAGTGGGTAGTTTTAGACCACCTATCTATAGTGGTTTCACAAATTGCTGACGGAGATGAAAGACGTTTAATCGATAACACAATGACAGCCCTTCGCTCCCTCGTTGAGGAAACTGGGATTGGCTTACTGTTGGTCTCTCACTTGCGGAGACCTTCGGGTGATAAAGATTGGTCTGAAGGGGTTCCAACGAGCCTCAATGCTCTTCGTGGTTCAGCCGCAATAGCCCAGCTCTCAGACCTCTGCATTGGGATTGAAAGAAACCAGCAGGGAGAGAACCCTCACGTATCAACTATCCGCATTCTTAAGAACCGTTTCAGCGGTGAGACAGGCATAGCAACTTACCTCGCCTACAATCCAGACACGGGTCGAATGATTGAAGTGGATGACCCAACCCAAGTCTTTGATGACGAAAGTGGTTCGGACTTTTAAAAAGGAAAATCAAAATGTTTACAGGAGTAATCCTAATCTGTTCTGCCCTTGGCAGTACGGATTGTCAGGCGATGTCTGGCCCAGCCTTTGAGACTAGAGAAGAATGTAAGGCAAACCTAAACAAACAAGGGATACCTTATGCCAAGCTAAAGTTTAAAGACAAAGAAATAGCTGGCAAACGATGTATCAAATGGAAGAATAATGAGGGTGCATGAACCTCTTATTTGATATCGAGACCGACAAACTAGACGCAACTGTTTGTCACTCGTTAGTCATTGTAAATCTCGATACAGAAGAGATGACTAGCTATGCAGATCAAGAAGGCTATCCTCAAATCTCAGAGGGGTTAGCCTTACTTAATAAAGCTAAACGTTTAGTGGGACATAACATTCTCGATTACGATTTAGCACAATTAGATAATCTATATGGTTATAAATTTACTGGAGAATTACACGACACCTTATTGATGTCTCGTCTTATATGGCCAGACCTCAAAGAGGATGACTTTAGGTTTACTCGAAAACCCAAGGGCAAAGACTTCCCAATGAAACTCGTTGGTTCTCATGGCTTAAAGGCATGGGGTCATCGATTGGGAAACAACAAAGGTGACTTCGAGTATTCAGTAGAACGGTTTGCTCAGTGGTCTGTAGAAATGCAGGAGTACTGTGAACAGGATGTTAAACTTAACCTTCAGTTCTACCAGCTAATGTTAGATAAGAAACCTACTGAAGATAGTCTAAAACTGGAGCATGATTTTGCGAGAGTAATTAAGCTACAAGAGCTTCACGGGTTTCACTTTAATGTTCCCGAAGCTGAGAAACTTCTGGCCACTCTACAGATTAGACATGCTGAGTTAACTCAATCCCTACAGTCTGCTTTTCCACCTTGGGAAGTAAAGACACCCTTCATTCCTAAAGTTAACAATGTAACTAGGAATTATCAAAAGGGTATTAAGACCTATAAGATTAAAGAGATTGTTTTTAATCCAGCTTCTCGTGACCAGATTGCAGACAGATTGCAGGTCATTAATGGTTGGAAGCCTACGGACTTTACCTCATCGGGAAAACCTAAAGTCGATGAAACAGTATTGGCTAAACTTCCCTTCCCCCAAGCAAAGGTACTTAGTGAGTATCTACTTATAGCTAAACGTATAGGCCAGCTCTCAACAGGTAAGAACGCTTGGTTGAAGTTAGTTAAAGATGGCAAGCTTCATGGTCGAGTAAATACTAATGGATGTCTGACAAGCCGCTGTACCCATTCACAACCTAACGTA